GACATCGTAATGATAGTCGATGGAGTTGCTGGCCTAGTCGGACTCGTATCAGTCGGGTACTGTTCCAAAGAAACGCCAGTATCACTAACCCGCCACATTACCTGAACATAGTCATTAGCGTTCATTTCCAGAACGTAATTCATCGCAGCAATCAGGTGACTAGGATCGCCTGTACTCTTTCTAGCTGGCAAATAAAACTTACTATTAGAACTGGCTACGTCAGTCCCATTCTTACGGAACCAAATATCTACGTCCTGACCATCGTTTGACGTATTCTTAAATTGGAAAGAAAACTGGATGTTGTAAATCCCATAATTCCTGACGTTTAGCCTAGAACTATTGGAAACGTAGATTCCATTGGAATAATCTGTCGTATTAAACGTAACCGCATAGGCCGTTGTAGTGTTAGCCGCAGTCTGGTCTGTAGAGTCCTGAAACGCCCCATAGGGAGCCGAATCAGCCTCAGCAGCAGCAGATACCGGAACGAAGAAAATAAGGCTCTCAAAGCCTATACGCTCATCAAATAGGGTCGTTGTGACCGCATTACCAGTCGCTAGGGTAATCAGACCTGAGTTATTGGTCTTTCCGTCCATAATGCCACGAACGACCTCAGCAACAGCCCTCTGATCCCCTCCAAATGGCGGTAATGTACGAAATTGCCTCATCGAGTACCCTGCTTGACCACTTCTACGTCAATTCCTACCGCTGTTTTCCAGTTATCACCTGTCGGAGTCAGTCTGAGACGATGATATTCACCGTTAGAACGGATAGAAACACGGTTTTCTGAGTCAGCGGCTACGTTAGAACCGAATTCCACCTGCTCATTAAGCAAATCCCGGCTAGAAATCGCTACAGACGCACTTCCACCGTCAACAGTTGGCCTTACTAATGTCACCGTAGACCGCCCAATCGTTATATCGCCAGTCGTAATGTTCGCAGTTTTAGGCTGACCAGAGAAAGAAACGATTTTAGCCCCTACTACACCCGCAAAAAGTAACTGTCCACCAGCAAACACCCGTGAATCCAGCGGAATCTCTAGCGCATCAATGCTAGCGTTATAGTTATCTACCTGCTCTAGTGTCGCTGAAGGTGTTAGCACAAAGGAAATAGCGTTAGCTGTGGTGTCTGCATACGACCAACGATCTAGGTTGATTGAGTAAACCAGCATATTTTTACCACCGAAAGTGTTATTAAATTTCCAAATAACTAACTTTCGGATAGGGTCAACTGTTGCTGACATTCCTGTAGGAATTTCACCCGGAATAGCGTTCTCAAAGAACCATCTATTAACCTTCTCAGCACCAATAGGCTTAACTGATTGACCGTCACAGGAGTAAAACCCGTCATCAGCTAGGAAATACGTTAGACCACCGTACTGAGCAATCGAGCCGTTAGAGATACATCCTAATGACCTTGAAATCGCATCAAATTGAAAGAAAAACGGGGAGCCTGTGTAGCTCATCCGATATATGGCACGTTCTAGGAAGACCAAACCATACTCGCCACCCGCTAAACCTGTAATGTCCCCACCGTCAGGGATAATCTGCGTATCCGACTGAGAAGCAGCACCCGGAGTCCAGTCTGTTTCATCGTTAATGTCTGACCAGTAGACCTTGTTCGTATCGGTTCCATCGTTAGCAGCAACAACGAAATCCCGAACTACCGTGACAAACTTAGCCGTAGGTGCAGCAGCAGCTAGGTCAGTAACGTAAGTTGATACGCTTATCTCGTAAGCCTGTAGCTTGTCCTGACCGTTAGCCAGAATCATTTTAGAGCCGTACTGTGTTACATCCCAACCTTCAACCGTTGAGTAACCCGTAGTCGTTAAGGCATCCAAGCTAGCATCAGACGAGTCAAACTTGTAAACCTGAGTCGCTCCAGCAGCAAATAAAGCCACTTCACCACCAAACTTACCGCCAAACGTAATAAGTAAATTCTGAGCAGCAGCATCAGAATAATCAGCCTCAGACCTTAGTGGCGCATAACCGTTAGCAACCGGATAACAGTTCTTAGCGTCAGTAATCGCCCCTGTTACTCCGGGCTGATCTGGTAGCCATTCACCAAAGATTAGTTTTGTCTCAGCCATGCGTCAGTTCCAGTAGGCTTTAGTGTCCAAGCGTTTGAACTTGGGTTTATGTTGTTCCATGAATCCGCAGAGACTTCAACCACACTCCATGAATCATTGCTTGCAGGAATATCAGACCAGACATTCGTTTCTGGTGTTATATCTACCCACTCCTCACCAACAATGTAACCCTTAGCCGTTATTGTCGCATTTGCAACGATAGATGCAATACCTTTTGAGCTTACCGATGGCGTAACTGATAGTTCAGCCGTTCCATTGATACTCGCAGGTACGTTAAAGGTAAGGAATCCAGAGGCGGTTACAGTCGCACTACTATTGATCGCAGCAGTACCAAAGACAAGCAATCCAGCTACAACCGAAACACTCGCTGTACCGCTGATAGCCGCTGTACCAAAGATCGTATAGTTACCAATAGCGGTAACTTGAGCAGTACCAGTAATCGAGGCATTGCCAAATACCTGCCTAAATCCTGATGCTGTAACTGTTGCTGTTCCGTTAATAGCCCCTGAGAAATGGACTATCCGGTAAGCATCAGCCGTAACCGTCGCAGAGGCTGAAATAGAACCAGCAGCACTATAAGTCAGGCTTCCTGCCGCAGATACCGTAGCAGAGGCATTTACAGCCGCTACAGCACGATGATCTACAACCGCACTACTAGATACTGTCGCTGTCGCACTAATCGCAGCAGACGCAAATACCGGATTGTCTCCGGTACTTGAGAATGTCGCTGAGGCTAACGGCGAGAAACCTAGCATTATTGCAATCCGCTAATCTGTGATGTAGTCAATGCGCTGATCTGTGCGCTGGTTAATCCATCAATCTGGGTAGATTGAAGCACAGGCTCGGCCTCAACCACAGTCTCCGGCAGCTGGTACTTGACCCACTCCTCGCTAGACTGCGACCAAGACCACTTATAGCCTTCTTCATCAGCAGGTTTAGGATCACGAATTACCCATCCCGGTGGATACCACCAGACAACTTCCTTGCCTTCAGGCGCAGCAGGTTCATCAGGCACTTCAATCCAGCCGTCTGTGCCGTCTGTCTCTGGCTTTGGGATAGAACCGTTTTTAGAGTAGAGCATGGTCAGTCCTTATTGAGTCGCAAAGGGCGCAGTCGGTGCTGTGAAGTTGGATGTGTAACGGGCAAACTTGGTGACGCGTAGGTCATCAATATAGCCGTTTAGTAAGCTACCTGTGTCAAGGCCACCACCACCAATAGCAGGTCTATTTGCAACACCAAGATAATTCGTGCTGTCTGTATATGTACTTCCTGATTGAGTGCCATTTATGAACATCCTAGTAGATGTTCCAGAACGCGAGATAGCAACATGAGTCCATGTGGTAGCAGGTATAGCAGACCCACCCGTTATCCTATCCGCTGAACTTGTGTAATAAACAGGAACCCCAGAACTTAAATAGAAAGCAAAATAAGCCCCTTGTGTTGACGGCGGCCTCCAATCAATCACGTTATAGGTGGTGCTTCCAGCATTTGTGTACAGCCAGAATTCAACCGTGAAATCTCCCGTTCCAAAAGCAGAATTTGCAACACTACTGTTTGTAATAAGGTAATCCCCAGTTCCATCGAAGTACATACTCGACCCACCAAACTTACTCTGCGCCGTACTAATCTGCGCGTTGCCTACAGTCTCAAGGTCGTTCTTTGCTGTAGCGTCAATGATGCCAGCGTTGGTAAAGTTGAGGAGAAGTGATACCGAACCAGCGGTCAACGATTCAGAACCAGTAAGCGGTGCGGTAGGTGGGGTGAATATCTGCGTTCCGTTTGTTGTGCTGCTAGTTGAGTATGCAGAAGGGATGCCGCCTTTTACAACACGAATGCCAGCCATGTACTGCTGCGTGGTGTTTGCGCCGTTTGTTGCTGCAGCAAACGCATACTGTGAATTTGTCGACAGGTTTGTGCTATTTGATGCATTTGCCTGCATTACACCATTTAGGAACGTGCGAAGTGTTCCACTTTGGCGGGTTACTACAATGTGCTGCCATGCGTTTGCTACAAGCGTTCCTCCGCTATACGAGCCGCCATCGAAGTAAGTTATCGCCCCACCACCTGCAAAGTCCATGTTGGAGTTATTTGCGCTAGAGGTAAACAATCGACCGTAGGCAGATACGCTAGGCAAATACGTCCACAACTCAATGCTGAAATCACCGGTTCCAAAAGCGAAAGCCGCATTTGTGGATGCGGGGGCGGTTAGATAATCCCCCGTTCCATCAAAGTACCCACTACCACCATTCGTCGATGCGCTATACGCAGCAGTAGGAGCGAACGGGCTGAAGGCTTGGACGGATGGGTTACCGTTGACGGTTAGTGCAATTTGGCTTGAGCTGCTATCAATAAATCTATTGCTTTGGCAAGTAAGCAAAGAAGTATTTGTAATTTCCGTTAATGGCGTTGTGCTAGGCGTAAAACTTGCTGAATAAAGAGATGTTCCTTTCAACACTCGCAAGTTGCTGACATATCCAGTAATTGGATCAACCCCTGTCGGGTACGCTGAAATACCCATTTGTCTTGAACTTGAATTCCAACTATTTGTCGCCGAAGAGCCTTCTTGCGTTCCGTCAAGCCAAAGTCTGTAAACACCGGAAGCGCGAGTAAGAGCTATGTGATACCACCTGTTTGCAACAATTGTTGTTGATCCAATAATTAGCGTTCCTTGATTAGTTCCACCAACTCGCAAAACGCTGCCATTTATCTCAATGTTGTCATTTGCGTCGCTGAAACCCCAAGGACGCTGATATGTGCTTATCGTCCCTGTGAAATAAAACCATCCTTCAATGGTGAAATCGCCAGTTCCAAATCCAAGTGCAGCAGAACTAGCAGTTACAAGATAATCCCCACTACCATCAAAAAAATTACTCCACCCAGTTTGACTAAACGGTGAGAACGTACCCTGCGTCGTGTTGCCGTTGCGGGTGATGGTGAAGTTGTTGGTCGAGCTGTCGAGGAACGTGTTGTTCTGTGCGCCATTAGTACCATCTCCGGGCAGCAGTAACGTGACACGGTTAAAGAACTCATCGACAGCAACAGCTATTGCGGTTCTAGCCCCCAACAGCATATTCATGATCCCACTCATGACACGTTCCCTGTCACTACACAAACCGTACCGCTAATGAATAAGATTGTAGCTACACCTCGCGTCGCTAACGTCATCGTGTCCTTGTCCGTATTCGTTCCAGCGATATAAGCCGTCGTAATAGAGCAGGTAATCGTGATGTTGCCGCTAGTGTTGTTAAAGATCGAGATAATGTCACCAGCCGCAAACGTCGAGTTAGGGATCGTAATCGAGCCGCTAGTTCCAACGCCTACAAACTCACCAATGTCTGCAAGTGCTAGTGTGTATGAGCTAGTTTTGTCTGAGCCAGATTGAGGAACATTCAAAAAGCCCAACGTAACGCCACTAACATCAGGCAATGTCTGAGTGATGTTGCTGTTAGTGT